TTTAGCCTCCCTTCAATGCTCTAATGAAAAATTTATTTATTTAGGGTATTGACATATTACCGAAGGACTTGTCCTAAATAGCTGTAAGGCGTATCCGCTAATTCCAAAAAATCATGGACGTGGTCGATCTCAGAATAAACATTAGTATGCAGGTGGTTCGTGTTTGCCTTCGTTGCAAGAATGGCATTTATTTCGGCTTCAGAGTACGTACCACTGCTTGATGGAGGTACTGCAAGGACGTCAGAGCCGCTGAACTGTGACATTCGCTCAACCTTTTGGTTCAGCTTGATCTCATGCTCCAGCATCATGTTGTGAAGTTCCAACGTATACTCAAGAGCACTGTTATCATCGTTCTCACTTACTGTGATTCCCCGAACTCGCACCTTACCGTCAAACCCAGCATCGTCTGTTCCTTCAGGTGCAATCTTCCAGCCAATCCAGTCACCGATCAAGTAGGACTCAAAGGGTTTTAGCCTGTTGCCCTCATCATCGTAGAACTTCGTTACCGTTCCTTGTATTCCCCAAGTGGGAAAAGCGGCTCTGCTAAGGTATGCCTGTCCATACTCGCTAAGCCCGGACTGGATATTGCTTGCAGACAGATAACCTTCTCTTCGTCCATACGTAGTTTGACTAACAGAGTTTGATGCTATCGCCAGCAACTTGTCACCGCCCTCAACCAATACTTCATTGACTAAGTGCGTTGCATCGCTTTGGTTTTGGTGACTAAGGATCGCCTGCCCTGGTCTGTAGACTACTTTGTTATACAGGTCCATACCTCTTGACTTGTAAATTTTTAGCACAAGGTTCGGAGTCATTTCTATATCGAAGTAACCAAGACCGTCGGTAAATTTGGACACGACCTCGCTGAGCGGTGTGCCGACGTGGAAGGTTAAATTCACGTCTTCTGTAAACAGATTCCCCAGGCTGTCCATGTCATCTTGCCAGTCTATTGTTACCCCAACAAGACCACCACGGTTCTGCGCTTCAAGGAGCAGCGTCCTCAATACTTTGCTTGCTGATCCGGTGAACGGTCTGTCCAAAGCAGGCGTACCCATGTTCTCCGGATACACAACAGCCCTGCTAAGAATATTCAGAACACCACGCCCACTAACTTGAATTATCTGTTTCTCATCGCTGTCAACGTAGTTCGGTTTTCTTGATTCTATAACCCACTTGAATAATGGGTTGCCGTCAAGTTTAACAAGAATCAAATTATCATCCGCGATATACGTCCTGTCTCCACCAGCTTCATCATATCGGCTGATGCTGAAACTTCCACTTCCGGGTTTATTCTGCAGCATTTGGAAGGACTTTTTGAAAGCACCGTCAAGTTGTCTTACTATAACGTTTGGATTGGTTCTGTCGCAAACAAACAGCTCAATACCGATGTCATCTGCCGGGAGCCCTTCATAAACTTCAAAGCCTACAAGGTTACTGTTCTGTACGATTGGAGCAGTTAGCTGCACCTTGATGCTTCCAGTCTCTGCATCCATCGGGAGCTGAAACACAATCTTTTCCCAAGTCCACTCCAGCACGTTACAAAGCTTCGTTCCAAGAAAGACAAAGCCACCGTAGCTTCTCAAATACCGATCCACATTACTGAGGTCTACAGACGTATGCGTATAACCAAAACCGTTTCCATACAGGGTCAGTATCGTTCCAGGTTCGCCTCTGGTTACGGAAATCGACTGAATCCAGGGGAAGGGTGGATCATCCGTGACATTGAGTGGATTGTACAAGGCTCTCGTTGCTCTCAGCTTTCCAAACGCACGATTGAACACATTGTACAGAGCGCGCTTGTCTCTCGGTTTTCCAAAAGCCCTGTTCTCTTTCAAGTCCAGGGTTCTCGCCGCTACTGGCTTCCCAAAGGCAATGTTCTCAAGCAGCGATAGGTATCTGGGCAACGGGAAGGGACCGCCAGTCAAGTTGAACGTATTAATCTGGCTCCAGCCAGTATCAATGCCCAGCGTTGCATTAACGGCCCTTGCTCTCCAGCAAAGGAACCCGTCATACACGTCCTGCGGGTAAAATGTTGTCGGTTCGCCACAAGGCAAAGCTGAGACGGTGGTCGTTCTATGCTGTAACCCAGTAAACTGAGCAGTGCGGTCTATTTCTATTGTCATGTCCGCAACCGCATCAAGGACGAGCTGCATTTCCATCTTCATCAATGAGGGCGTTTTCGTAATATCTGAAGTGTTCAGAGTTTGTTTGAACCAAATATATTTTCCGGTCATGTCATCATTTTGATCAATGACCGGGCATTGAACACCGTTTGTTGCCTGGGTATAAGATGCAGGAGGATTCAAGTCACTGGTCAAAGCACAGCTAATCGCAATACTCGTTCCGGTAGGCATATCCCCAAGTTCCCAAGTAATTATCTCGTCACCATAGGCAGTACCGCTGAGTGCAAAAGGGCCAATGACTCTGTTTCCTGTTGTGTAGAAATCGAAATCGTAGCCGATGCCCTCAAGCAGTTCCATTTCCGAAAACGATATGTCCGTTCCGCTCTGGTTAGAGGTCACATTCAGCCGATAGTAACTGTACAAGGCGACATTGGCATAAGCCACGGTGAAGGTCTTCAGTTCATTCATCGCCCACGAAATCTGACTTGTCTGTGTATCCAGAACTGTCCAGCTCACACCATCATTACTGCCCTCGAACGTCCAGTCTTTGGGGCTGTCAATTAAATACGTATCATTTCGTGCCCTAATCGTGTACCCTGAGATTTTCTTTGCTGAAGGAAGGGCAATGGTTAAGATACCGGATGTAGAGCCAATAGCCCATCTGCTGTTCGGGTCATTGTCAAAAGCTCTCCAACCTTCATAGCCGGAGCCAAGGTTTCCGCTGTCACTCACCGTTACTCCTTCAGTCGTAGCCGCCGTCATGAGCGGAACCACATCGGAGCCATTTGTGTATCCTTTTGGCGTAGTGCTTGGATCTTCATCCAACTGCAAACCAATGAAGGTCGGTACATGATCTATTTCAACTTCTCTTGTCACAACATGGGTGAACACACCATCTTCATCGAAGTCGGCTTTCACCAACTCTTCATAGGTGCGTATCCATTTTGCGGTCAACGACAAGCTGCTGGTTATCGCTTGGTCTTGAGGTGCGATCAACCTTATTCTATCTGGCATTATCTCACCTCCATACTATGACCAGCTTCCTATCAGCACCTCAATTCTCGGAGACCTCGGTCCGAGCATCTGCGTTGGCGGCGGGATAGTGTTCTTTACGATGATGCTTGAGCTTGCGGTTTCCGGAGCAAGCGAAGTAATCGTAGCACCTGTCACCCACGTAACACCTTCGTCCATGCTGAATAAAAAATCCTGGTCAATCAAGGACAGCGTTATACTATTCGCTGTCTTTGTCGTACTGCTGTTGTAGAGCTTAATCCTGTGCGTTGTCGTAGTTCCTTCCGGCCTATCACCGAAATCAAGGTCTCGGATAAACTCAGGATCTCCGCTTGCATCGTCATCCAAGAACAGGAGGTCATTCATTACCTCACCGGCTGCTTTCATACCATAGACATGCAAGGCATATACTACCGCGCCCATATAAGAACCGGTTGTAGCATATTCAACCCGTAAGCATCGAATGGATTCAGAGAACGTGCAAGGCTGAATCTGGTCTCGCCAATCATCATCACCGATCAATAAAGTAGGAATACTGCCATTGGGCAGGTTCGCCGCTATCCAAGTACCATCTAAACCATTCGTTGTATCGGCACTTCCATGCACAGTAATGGATTGCAGGCTCCTATTCGGTGGCATCTGCCCGGCATAGGACTGAGCATGCAGCATACCTAAGCCGGAAACATTGAATTTGTGGGGAAAGAACACCCATAGCACAAGCTTAATTCCATAGTTGTATGCGTAGGATTGCAGTACGGCGTAGGTGCTGGTGCTTAAACCATTTAACTTAGACATCTCATCCGTACTCAAAGCTGATGCCATATCAACGATTGACGTTCCTCGATATACAGAGCCTCCTCCAACGTCATAACTAAATTTCCTTCCGGGAACAGTGGGGTAAGCCATTTAATCCACCTCCTATGACCAACTGCCAATCGACACTTCAAATCTTGGCGCTCTTGGGCCAAGCAGTTGTGTCGGAGGCGGTATCGTATTTTTGACGATAATACTTGCACTGGTTCCTTGCGGAGCCAATGAAGTAATCGTCGCTCCGGTAATCCATGTAATCCCTTCATCCATACTAAACAGCAAATCTGTATCAATAAGAGAAATCGATAAGTTGTGGGCAATCTTTGTCGTGCTGCTATTGAATAGCTTAATCCGCTTCATGATTGTGGTGCCTTCCTGCCGATCTCCCCAGTCCATGTCTCGGATAAATTCCGGGTCTCCGGAAGCATCATCATCCAAGAACAGAATATCATCCGGTATTTCTCCTGTCGCTTTCACACCGTAGATATGCAGTGCATACACATAAATGCGCTGGAAATTCCCTGTGTCTGCCGGTACGTAATACCTGGCTCTAAGTACTTTAATAGCTTCAGAAAATGTACATGGCTGTATACTATCTCGCCACACGTCATCATCCATCATATAAGACGGTATTGTACCATTCGGCAAAACAGCATCTAGCCAGATGCCATCAAGCCCGTTTGTGCTGTCCGGGCTTCCAGCAACCGAAATAATTCCTATCTTGCTTGAGTCAGTAGAATATACGTGGTGGATGAAGCCAAGCCCAGAAACCATGTACTTTTCGGGCAAGAATATCCAAATTGTTTTTGTGATTGAACTGTTTCCTACTTCTTCATTAAGAACACGAACAGTATTATCTGTATCATTCAACCTATTCATCAATTCCGGTGACAGAATCGTCATAATATCATTAATATCATTGCCACAGTAGACAGAACCACCGCCTATGTCATACTCGAACCTTCGTCCGGGCAATGTTGGGTACGGCATCTAATTCACCTCCTAATAAAAGGCAGGATAATATTCAAATGTAATCCTGCCGCCAATCGTATCTGTTTCTAATTCCATATTGTTGTTTCCCGCTTCGAGGATCATCCAGTAGGCATCCCCTCCATGCTTGACAATCGAGATCATATTCGTAGTACCTCGTAGGCAGGTGTAATATTTTGTGTCTAAAACTACTGATTCGCCACTGGCGATTGTACCAAGGTATTGAAGCCAAATACCGTTGTTCTGGTTCCTAATAATCGGATTACTAAGCGGCCCTTCCAAGGTAATAACCATTGCTGTTATTGGCGCAGAGCCTTCGTTGGCATGCGTCCATGCAAAGGGAGAGGAAGTAACCATCTTGGTATCCGTAGTCTTATCCGTTCCATAGAAGAAAGGGTCAGCAAGTTCAAGCTCCAAGGCAAACTTAGCATATCCAGGACTTTTCCTGACGAAATTTATCTCCGAGCAAAGCTCAGCATGCGCCTGCCTGATTTCTCCGCTTCTTAGAGCATGATTAAGCGTATGAAGTCCTGGATTCCCAATGGTTTTTAGGAAAGTATCAATGTTATCATCCAGGTCAGCCCGGTCTGCTCCTTTGATCCACATGGAGAGGACAAGCTTTCTTCTGTCGAAGCGTTTCTTAATCCATCTTTTACCATGCTGAAATGGCACCTGCAGGTCACTGCCCCTAAATTTAGGAATACCAATCCCCTCAATGACGGCTTCCACGTCCCATTTTCCCTTTGATGATAGGGAACAGCCGTTAAACGACCAATTTTCAGTCAAGCTGCATGCACCTCCTACGCTAAGCCATACGAATGCTTCAGCAGAGTGGTTCGTATGCTGTCTGAAGCTGCTTCCGGCTTTGGATTATTAATTACTATTTCATATTTGTTTTCCACGTTTCCGGCCTGTCCTGCAGAAGAAGCCACATTTGAGGCTGCGGCAAATTTACCAACAGCATCGACGTCTATGTTCAGTCCGTCAAACTCTGTCGGGATAGCCTTTTTCATGTCCTCTTCAACTAGCTTCATAGCATCGGCAAAACCAACACCTATACCGGCACCCATGTTTTCACCAATTCCAGCAAATACCGTCGAAGGAGAATGGATACCCAGCAGGTTTTTAGCCCCATCCACAATACCGGAAAAGAATCCGCTGATTTTATCTCCAAGCCAGCTGCCCATGGATTTAATGCCGTCCCAAAGGCCAGAAACAATGTTCTTTCCAATTTCAAAAACCGAACCGACTGCTTTCCCCAGGCCCGTCACGATCGCCGCTATAATCTCCGGTAGCCGGGCAACCATTTGCGGGATCGCCTGGATCAAACCAAACGCAAGCTGGACGGTGAGTTCAATGCCCATCGCAATGATGGCAGGCAGGTTGTTGGTGATGAAATTAATAATCGTCATAATAATCTGCGGCAGCGCTTCTATCAGTTGGGGTAAGGCGTTTAGGAGACCTTCTGCCAGACCCATAATGATTGCAAAGGCTGCTTCCAGAACTTTGTCCAGGTTATCTATCAGCCCTGTGACGATTGTGATGACAGCTCCAACCGCAGCAGGAATCAACTCCGGCAAGGCTATCCCGATACCTTCTACCAGTGCGGTTATGAGTTGTACAGCAGCCTCAATGAGCAGAGGAAGGTTGGCGATAAGCGCCGCGACAATGGTCATAATCGCATCAACAGCAGCAGGTATCAGCTCGGGTAACAGACTTAAAACCGTCTCCAGCACCTGGGTGAAAAGCTCTGTGACTGTATCCAGCAAGGTAGGGAGCAGTTCACCGATTGCTGAAAGAATCGCATCCATTGCCATAGGGAGGGCAGATACGATGTTTTCAATAACCGGTACAATGTTTTTTACTACCGCCTGAAAAGCATCTACCAGATTTTGTGTCAGGTTCGTCATGTCGGCGTTGGCATTTCCAAGCCCAGCAGTGAAGGAGCCGAGTGCGGCTTGCAGAAGTCCAATTGAGCCGGATATGGTCTGAGTGGACTCGCGGGCAAAGTTGCCAGCGTACTGCTCTGTGTTCTCAAAGAACATCTGCATTGCAACCTCGGCTTTTTCAGCGTTAGTTGCAGAGGCCCATGTGAAATCCAGGCCTTTGGCAAGAGCATAAGCTTGGATGTTGGTGGCGTTCATGGAGACACCGAGGTTATCCATCATGGTAAAGTTGCCCTTTGCCGCACCCGCCACAGACTCCATGGCCATTGACATATCGATGCCCATGACCGAAGCCATGTCTGCCGCCCGCTGCATGGCCTTTTCGGTCAGCTCAAGGCTTTTTTGCTGTTCAATGCCGGAGCCTTGGAAGAGTGCGCCCATCTTATTGGCTGTGGCTAGGTAATCACTTTGCGATAAGCCCAGATTTTTATACGCTTCCTCGCCGGTTTTCTGAATGGAGGCGGCATAGTTACCGAACACAGCTTCCGAGCCGCCGAGGTTTTGCTCAAGCTCTCCGAACTGCTGCACGACCTCTTTGCCCAGCTTGAAGGCTGCAGCACCTGCGGCGATAGCAACTGTGCCCATTGCGGCCCCGACACCTTTTAAGATGCCGCCCAGTTTGTCAAATTTACCGCCTGAATTATTTGCTGCGTCACCGGCATCTTCCAATTCGTCACCGAGTTTGTCTGCTTCATCAGCGGATTGTGCTAGTTCGCGCTCCATATCATTAAGCTCAGCTTTGGCGTTGTTGAGCTGAACAGCCCATCTTTGGGTGCGACGGTCGTTTTCTCCAAAAGAATCAGAAGCATTCTGTAATGCCTTTTTTAAGGTTTCAATTTTGTCCTTCTGTGCATCGATCTGCCTGGTGAGCACCTCGTTTTTGGCGGTGAGGGACTGGACGCTGTTTTCATTTTTGCCGAACTCGGATTCGACCAGCTTCATCTCTGAGCCGAGCACCTTAAAGGACCGATTGATATCAGAAAGGGCTCGTTTAAATTCCTTTTCACCCTCAACGCCGATCTTTAGACCAAAGTTATCCGCCATATTCCCACCACCTCCAATCAAATATGGGCATGAAAAAAGAGCAGCCCGAAGGTTGCTCTTTGGAGAGTTAGTTAAGCTATATTAATTCATTATACTTTTTTTACTCTGTTTCCAGTGTTTATATATATTAATCCGCCTATTATTACTACACCCAAAACGCTGAAACCGATAATGGTTATTTCGTTAGTGTAAACGCTTAATAACATTGCCGCTAAAGCCATGGCAAAAAAGATACTTGCCATTACAAAGAGAAAATTTCCCATATGTTTGCATAGTTTGTCAATGTCATACTGTGCTTTTTTCTCTTTAGAAGCTGTGTTATATCCTGATATAAGCCAGGTTACTTTTTTATATTTAATCAGCCATCCAAATATTATAAGCAAGGATGCCGGAGCAAGAAATATCATACAGATCCTCCGTTTCCGAATATAAAGAATTTATGAACCGAATACAGTTCATTGTTATTGATCTATCGTAAAATAGCCTTCCTCAGGATGCTCAATTTGAATATTGGTTTCAGCAATGACTTCTGCCGTATTATTATCCTCAATAGTCAAATGAATTGTGAAGGATTTTTCGCTAATAGCTTCGCTGCCAGCAGACCAATACAATTTATGGACATTAGTTTTTATATCATTTCCCAGATCCTCTATCCGGCCCATTCCTTTTTCATTACCGTGCCACATTAGGAAGGTGCCTTGATCAGCTACCCAATGGTACTTGAAATCACTGTTTTTTAAGTCAAGGGTAAAGGCCGCTGTCAATTCTATTCCAGGAGTTGACGACATATATGTCCAATATTCAGTAATCCCCGGATTAATCCACAATACAGGGCCCTTATCGTTTTCTTTGCAGCCGGCTAAGCAGAAAATTATAGTGATCAACAAAATTGCAACTATAAGTTTTTTCATAACCTCACAACCTTCATGTAACAAAAGTGCTAACTTCCTATATTAAAATTATATCACACAACCGTTTGCCTTCAATTAGATCCCATTTGGTATGATTTCGTCGATGTAATACTCGCGCTTTGCCTTCGCGAGTCCGTTAAACTGCTTGTAAACCTCCCACTGGTCCAGCAGATGACCAATCGGCATCAGCCAGACCTCCTGCTCGGAACGGTGAAGGAGGGATACACCATAAAAAATCAGCCGGGCAAACAACTCCTCGTCACTTACCCGACCTGTGCGTTTTTTGAGGCTTCCTCCTCGCTTTCAACCTCGCGTTTTGTTCCTTTGTACATGGCTTCCATAATGGCGTTTTTGTAATCTGCCAGTTCAAAAGGAGAGGTCAGTAGCTCCACCGTCTCCTCAGTCAGAAGGTTTTTCTTCTTGGAAGGGCTCTGCAGCTCATATTCAAGAAAACAGAAAATC